AAAAAACCATTTTGTAAGTTTGTCTAATAACTTCATATTTAAACTCCCAATTGTTTTTCCTTTTTTAGATTTTCCAGCATCTCTGCTAGTGTTTCTTTTTTAGTTCGGTAACGATTTCTGCTTTTCCATTTAACGAATAATCGAAAACCTTCATAATTGATAAACACTAGCTTGTGTGTTGGATTGTCAATGAACTGTTTAAAATCTGGATGATCTCGCATTTCAGTAGCCCAAACTTTAGCAGTTCCAACTGTCAGACCTTCCCACATTTGGCAAAGGTGTTTGTAGTCGCCATGTGTGGCCTTTTCGTTAATTCCTACTGGCTTGTAAGTGATTTCCGTTTTAGGCATGGATTTTCCTTTCTTTTTGTGATATAATTCAGTTAGTTATTTTAGTAAGCGCCTGACTTCTGTTAAGGTGCTTTTTTTTTGAATTAAGCCACATCTTTTTGCTCAATCAGTGGCAAAATTCCTTTTTTATTTTTAAGTAAATCGTAAAGGAACAAACGCCCTTTTTGAGTCCAGTATGTATGCATCTTGCTATAATCTGCATCGATTGTGTGAGTTTTTGATTGAGTATAACCTTTACCTGCGTATTTTTGATACAAGAGCCAAGTATTTCCTTGTTTGAATTGTATTTTCAATTCATGGAGAATCTTATTTAATTTTTTTGCGCTCATTCCATAATCTTTTGCAATTACAGAAATTGCCACTAGCGATTTGTTTTGTAACACCAAATCATAATAAGATGCTTTGGGCTGTAGCTCTTGGATAATTTGATTTTTTTGAGCAATTTCTTCTTGGGCTTGCAATCGTAATCTACGTTCTTCTTTTAATTTTTGAAGTGCAGCGATTGCCATATCTGGGTTATTAAGAAGATCATCAATAGCATATAAACCATGCTTACGAATTGATTTCAAGATTTCTTTGACTTTCTTTTTGAACTCTTTAGCCAGTGGCTTACGAGATTGCATAAGAACTTCATAGAGACCGTTCTCTGTTAAAAACCATACTTCTCTATTTTGACCTGAGGTAAAGATTGTTTCCCTCAGCTTTTCGTCTTCATCGACTGTGTCAATCATGATTGATGGCTTACTATGTTCAATCCACTCTGCCACATCTTTTGCGACAAACAGTGGTTCATCTGTTGTACCGTATACTGTGAAGTGTTTACCGAGAACTTCCTGCTCAGTGATTATTTGTAATTCCATGTTATTCCTTTCTAATTCGGTAATTTCAGAAATTCCGAAACGTTGTCCAAGAAAAAATCGTCAACAGTGACGTTCAAGGCATTTGCAAGTAGTACAAGATTTTTATAACTAGCACTTCTTAGATTAGTAGGACTAGATTCGTATCTTTGGATAGTTCTTGCAGTAAGGCCTGTTTCTTCAGATAACTCCTGTTGAGTTTTGTTTCGGAAACGACGTAGAACTTTTAATGTATTTGTCATACATATCTCCTTTCGTAATTTATATACTCATTATACACTTCGGTTTTTCCGATGTCAAGAGTTTTATTTCATTTTTTTAGAAATTTTTTTCTCTTTTTGTTTTACACAGTTCGGAAAAAGTGATATTATATAAGAAAGAAATCAATAAGGAGAACGCAACAATGAAAGAAGAAAAAAATTATTTCGCAACAAATTTGAGATTTCTTCGCCAAAAACATGGTCTCGAACAAATAGATCTTGCTACGAGGTTAGGTAGAAAAAGTTCATCTTCAATTAGTGAATGGGAAAAAGGGAAATATACTCCTAAAGCTGGAGTTCTTAATGATATAGCAAAAATTTTTGGTGTATCACTATCAAAATTAATGTCTACAGATTTAACAAATCCATCCTCTGAAATTGAAGAAGAAAGCTCCACTTTTAAAACGATTCAACGTAAAGCAAAAAATTTAAGTGTTACTGATCAAGAACGTTTACTAAAAATCATGGAAATAACTTTCCAAAATATTTCGAATGGAGGTGGCGATAACGACCACGATTTCTAGGAATATCAATTACAAGAAATTAAAAAATATAGCATATAGTTTTCTCAACCAATACACAAATGGTAAATTACCAATCGACCTACTTCATATTATTTCACAACTTGATAATCTTCATCTTATGAAATATAGCACCTTTGCAAAAGAAAACAATATGGATATTAACGAAGTTTATCAACTTTTAAACAGTGAAGATGGTGCTTTATGGTACAAATCTGATACACAAACATATATCTTGTTATACAATGATACTATTGATAACAAGGAACGCATTCGTTTTACAATCGCTCACGAATTAGGACATTATGCATTAAAGCATAATGAAACAACAGATAAAACAATATTGGCAAGGTACAGTTTATCTGAAAATGAGTATAAGACGTTTGAAACAGAAGCGAACTTTTTCGCTAAACATTTACTTGTTCCTTTTCCAGTTTTAGGAAACTACACAATGTTTTTCCATTCTATGGATGATAGATTTATTCAAACTGTATTTCAAGTTTCTTTTTCAGTAGCTAATTATGTCATCAGAAACATGAAATCTATGCAATCTTTTGGACTTATAAAAGACGGTCATGAAGTCGAAAAGAAATTCTCGAGATATATAACTATAAGTCAAAATACCAGAATTTGTAGAATTTGTTTCAGTAAAATTGACAGAAATTCAAAATACTGTCATATCTGTTCCACTAAACAACCAAAAGGAATAACATCATTAGAAGCTTATTTAGAAAACAGAGAGAAAGAAAAAGTACGTATGAGATATAAAAAATATAGTTTAGATTTAGACGGATATCCTACTATCTGTCCTAACTGTGAAAATGAAGAATTAGACGGTAGTAATTACTGTAATGTTTGTGGCATATACACAAGAAACATTTGCCTTGGTAAGTATGAATCCAATTATGATACCCGTGGGTACGCATTACCGATTGAGGATTTTTTGGATAATGGTTGCAAAACTGTATTATCTGGAAATTCTCGATATTGTCCAGACTGTGGAGGGAAATCAAGCTACTTCTTCCAAGGGTTGCTCAAAAATTGGGATTTAGAAAAAGAAGAGTTAAAATTATGAGAAAAGTAACATTATTTGCGACAACCTTATTAGCAGCAACATTTTTAGTTGCTTGTAATGAAACTTCTACAAAAACAAACGAAGTCTCAAAAGTATCGTCTACCCGTGAACTTGAGAAATCAGAAGGAAAAGCCAAGATACAACCAGCTAAAGATTTTAAGAATACACCTATTGGAGAGTACAAGTTAGCCGATAATAATTTATATGGCACATGGCCTGATAATACGAAATTAGTAATTGATGATAGTGTGGTTGAAGTTCTTGATCCAAGTAGCGTATTTACAAAATACTTAATACACTTAAATGGAGATAAAGATAAACCTGCTGTTTTAAAGCTCTTTGTTGAAGACAAGGAAAAATTTGATGTAACTAAAGTCTCAAAATTTTATGTTCGTGCAAATGGAACACAAACCTATAAAGGAAAAGAAACACCACTATTTTTAGTGGACGGTTTTGAATATTAAAAAAATCCCCACACCGCCTGCAAGCAAAGATGTGAGGATGTACTGTATAGAAAGAATGGCATTAAAAAGCCCTCTTTTCTATACCCATTTTAACAAAATAAAGGGGAAAAATCAATGTGGACGGAAGAATTACCCAATGGGAAATATAAATTTTTTGAACGGTACAAAGACCCATACACCGAGAAATGGAAAAGAGTTTCTGTAACTATGGCCTCTGGATCATCGCGAGCAAAGAAGGAAGCTCAGAAATTACTGGATGAACGTATAGAAGAAACATTACAGAACATACAATCAACAGATGTGATTTATCAACACGTTTTAGATGAGTGGTGGACATTTTACCAGAAAGAAATCAAAGGTAGTTCTATCAGCTCTCTTACTAGTAGCGTGAATGATTTTAAGGAAGCATTCGATACAGAAATTAAAGTTAAGAATATAGACACTAAATACATTCAGCGATTTTTGAATGATCTGGATATTTCTCGTTCAAAACTAGAGCGCTATAAAATGATTTTAAATCTATCACTTGATTATGCGGTTAATCTTGAATACATCAAAGACAACCCTGCAAGACGAGCTAAACTCCCCAAGCAAATAAAGACAATCGAAGAATTAGAAAAGACAGAAAAGAAATTTTTAGAAGAGGAAGAACTAAAAAGATTACTAGAGGAATTATATAGAACAAAGAATACATATAGACTGGGACTGCTTGCTGAATTTATGTCATACAATGGTTGTCGAATTGGTGAAGCTATTGCTATTAAATTAGAAAATATTGATTTTGATAATAAGACGGTAAAAATCCATGGTACTCTAGATAAAACAGTAGGGTATTCAAAAGGTCACAAAACGACTACTAAAACAGCTGCAAGCTTCAGAACTGTCTCATTATCGAAAAGAGAAATTGAAATTTTTAAAGAGTTTATCTCAATAAATGAACTTTCTAA